TGTCGTAAGCAGCGATCTGCTCGCGGGCATCGAAATTATCAGCCCCCCACGCCAACTTCACAGCCTTGATGTTGCGCTCTGATTGAGCCGTGGCATTGTCTAGGAAGGTCTGCCAGCGATTGCCCAAATCCCCCGGCGCTTGCATCAGGGTATTAACGGCGGCCTGGAACTCCCCGTGCATGGCTTGGCCCAGGGCCGTAGCCACACGCACAGTGACATCACCAATAGCCCCGAATGCCTGGATAACGCCTTCGCCGGTTAAAAACGCCGCTTCTTTCAGGCCGTAAAACAGGGTGGTGACGGTAGCCATGCTGTAGCGGAATGCCCGGACAGCCCCCGGGAAACCATCCCGGAAAAAATCGCTCAAGTCGGTGAATAGGGGCATCACCTGGTCTGCAATGGCACGCTTGAGCCCCTGGCTGGTGAGGTCGGTTTCTTGCTGAAAGGCCCGCATTGACGACTGATAAGCGCCGACGGCCTCTAGCGACCCCTCACCCACCACCAGGTTGTACGCTACCAGCCGATCCAGGGCGACATCTACCCGCTCGGAAGTGGCTTGCACGGCGGATTGCAAGTCTTTTTCCAGCCCCATTCCGATGGATTGGGCGGCCTGGACACGATCCATGCCCTCGCGGTAGGACTGGATGACTTCCAGCGCATTGCGCTGGGTCTCAATGAGGGGCAGGAGGTTGCCGTCAGCATCTTTGTATTTGACGCCGAGGCGGTCCAGTTCATCGGTGTTGCTTTCAACAGCAACGCGGGTTTTCTCGGTGACGGCGATATAGTCGCTTTGGGACATGCCAATACCGGACAAGGCCTGTTCAAGCGCTTGAGCACGGGGGGCAGCCAATCCCAGGGCGTCTTGCAGGGCGGAGACTGAATCGGTGGTTTTAATCAGCGCGTCGATGTTTTCGGACTTGTACGAATCCCCCGTAAATAGCCCGGTAATGAACTCCCCCGTTTTGTATGCTGCATACACAGCACTGAGTGCAGCCGCAGAAACCCCCGTTGCAATCGCAATCCCAGCGATAACCAGCTTGGCTTCTACAAACTGCTCAAGCTTTTCAAGATAGGTTTCTGCAAGTGCATAGCCACCACCAAAACCAGCACCAAACGCTTTGGCTGTCTTTTCGGCCCAGCTGCTCATATCCACGTCGTTCACGCTCTGCTCGACCTGGCTCATCGCTTCAGCCGATTGCTCGGCACTGCGCATGATGGCATCGTTGGCTGCGTCGAAGCGGGCGGCGACAGCATCTGCGCTATTGCCTGCCGCACTGGCGGCCTGATCCATTTTGGACTGCCAGCGTTCGGTCGCTGAAACGGCTTGCCCCATGGACGTTTCAGCGACCCCCGCTGCCCGGTCAAATGCGGCCTCGAAGGCGCCGACGTTGGCATTTACCTGGACGTTGATCAGGGAAAGCATTTTTTATCCTCTTGGCCTTCTTTGACTATTCGGGTGGCAGACCGTAGATGGCGGCATCGGCCCACGCGCACAGCTCATCGTCGGTGAGCGGGGGCTCTTCGACGGGGGCAGGCGGGGCGCCCCTTCTCGGCATGAAATCGGCAATCGAGAATGGCTCGGTATTCGGCCCGCGTAGGCCGTTAGCGATAGTCCGGGCGACAAGTGCAGTGCGGGCATCGTCGGTTTCAGCCCCCCAGGGCTCGAGCGCAAAAAATACTTTCCACTCGTTGAATTCCGCATATGAAAGGGTTTCCTCGAGTTCTCTGACCGTCTGGCCCAAATGCAGGGCCAGACGGAAGAGAAAGCGGCGCTCGAGGTTGCCGATTAGTTTTTTTCGGCAGCCTCGGGGGATTGGCCCATGCCGTTGGCGCGCAGAACGGCCCCCACCAGGCTATCTACAACACCGAATACCCCGCCGGCCAGGGCCGGCAAATCTGCGTCGGTGAAAACTCGGTTATGGAAATCATCGAGCACCGACGCAACGATGAGGCGTCGGCAAAATTCGCGGCTGTCTTTTCCTGCCGCCTCGCGCAGGGTTTCGACTTCGGCCACGGGCAGCTGCCGGATATTGATCAAACCGAAGGGCGGCACGGTCTCTTGAATCACCCGAGGGGCGAGCTTGGCCAGAAAGGCTTCGCGAGCCGAGACGGAGGGGGAAGCGACGGGGGAAGCGACGGGGGAGAGTAAAGGATCGTTCATGATTCAGCGTGTCCTGATTAAAAAAATAGAAATGCTTGATTAACCCCGGAAGATGGGGCCGGTGATGACAATGGATGCAGAAGAGGTCAAGACCTTATCCACGCCGATGGCGGGCTCTGCCAGCTTATTCACGAACCCTTGGAAAGCGCGGATCTTTACACCCCCCGGATAGACCTGCTTGAAAACGCCGATGGATTGATATGCCCGCATCGCAATCAGCGCCAGCTGGCCCGGGTCGGTGTCGTCGGTGTGATACGAGAGGGTCGCACCGCCGTTGTCTTGCAGGCCGGGGCGCTTTTCTTTTGCAGTCGAATCGGTATTGGTGACATCGATGGTATTCACCGATCCACCATCGGGGGAAAAGTCTTGGACGTTACCCACCTTGCTAAAAGTTTGCGGGATGCAGGTGCCGGTGGTGCCTGCCGCCGCAAAACCAGAGGAATCGATAGCCACGGTAAATGAGGCGCCCGTGGGGCCCGCCTGCACGATACCGAGCAGGCCGGTGATTTCGGGCATATTGGTGACGGTACCGAACACCACGACATCCCCCTGTTTGAGGGTATTCGTGGCAGTAACCACCGCCTGAGTTGCCTTGGTGATGCCCGTGATGTTAATAGCCGCGCCGGGCGTGCCGGACACGTAAATTTTGCTCTGTTGAGCGACCTGGGCCGTGCTGGGCATAACGCCACCTCCATAAACAAAAAGCCCGCACAGGGCGGGCTAGAAAAATACGCGTGCAGACGTCTGCACGCGTGCTATTGGGTCCAGATGGAAAACTCTTGAATGACGCCACGCAGCTGGGTCGCGGGGTCAAATGTGTCGTGGGCCGACACGACGGGCCAGCATGCAAAACTGCCGGCCAGCACGGCGCCTTCCAGGGCGTCTCCCACTGCCGTAGCCAGCGTATCCGCCTCCAGCCGGGTTTTGGCCCAGGCCGTGATTTGCAAATGGACGTTATCAATGGGCGGGGGCACCTCGACGTTGTTTTCGCAGGCGCCGGCGACCCGCTGCCACGCCAGATAGGGGGTGGGGGTGCCCTGGGCGACAGGCGCATCGTGATAGCCGCCTGCCGCGAGAGGGTTTAGCAACGCGTATAGCGTGGTGAGCAGGCTCATTTTGATACCCCTTGAACGAGTGCAGCTGCGATTTCTGCCGGGAGCGCAGCGCGCCGGGCGTTGATCACGGGGCGGACGAATGGCCGGGCAGCTTCGTGGGCTGTGCCGTATTCGACATAACCTGCGTAATCTGCCACCACGCTGCCCACCTGGATTTTGAGATGGAGCCCGGCAGGCGTTTCGACGATCTCGTATTGCACGGAGTCGCGCAGCGCGCCGGACTCGACAGGGCAGCGCGCCCGGATTTCAGAGACCATTTGCTGCCCCAGGGCATCGAGCTGCTGGCGCAGGGCATCCCGCCCCGCTCGATGGCCGGTGAATTGGTCGCGCAACGCTTGCAGGCCTGTCACTGTGGCCCCCATCAGACTTTCACCACCCCTTCTGAGCACAGCAAGATAGCCCAGGCATTACGGCCCTCGACGTTATCCACGGCCCGGATCTGGAAAATGCGCCCCCCCATGCGGAGGCGGTAGGCTTTGGTTGCCGCAATGGGATCTGCAAACAGGGGGCGGTAACGCAGCAGCACTTCGTGCGTGGCCTCAGCAGCCAGGGCCTGGGCAGCGACCAGCTTTTGACCGGACAGGGCTTGCACGCGTGCCCAGGCAGGGCTTAATGCCCCCCAGGTGATGACCTGGCCGCCGATGGCGTCGGTGGCCAGCGCCTGCGCTTCGATAGTGACGCGAGAACGCAGCTGACCGGAGTCGATATGCAGCATGATTCATCTTTCAGAACGTGATGACACGATAGGGATCGAGCAGCCGATCAACAAAGGGCAGCTCGATCACGGCCCCCCGCTCAACGATTTCCGCATGCCGGTTTTCGTACATGGCGCCGATGTGCAGCAGCATCCACTGCCGAATCGCCTGGGGCACGGCAGCCGCAGCCCCGTAGCCCGCAGTGAATGTGAGCTGCACGGCGTTGATTTCTTGCCGGGTTGAAGGCCAGGCCTTGCCGTAGGCGGGCACTACCCGGGGCTGATCAGACGCGGCATCAGCTTTGTAATCGCTTACGGCCATGGTCTGGAGCACCCCACCTGTGTCGGTGTACTGAATGGAATCCACACTGATGAGGGGGGACAGCGGGAGGATGAAACCGTACCCAGTGCGGTCGGTCACGGGGAACTGGGAGACGCCTCCCATGCCGGCCATGCCCCACTGCTGGCCGAGCCAGTATTCGGTGAGCCGGCCCGCCATGGGGGACGGGAATCGATCCACCACCAGGCGCCATTGCTGGGAGACCAGCGCACGGCGACACACGGTCTCTGCACGCTGGCGGGCAGCCACAATGATCCCGGCGATCAGGGCGTCATCGTCTGCAAAATCGACACGCAAATGGGATTTTGCTTCAGCCAGACTGACCGGCTCTTCAGCCGGGGGAGTCACGAGAATTAGGGCCATGCTTAACCCCCGCAGAGCAGTTCAATCAAGACGGACTCCAAAACAGCGGTTTCGGCAGGAACCGCTTTTGAAACCGACAGCGAGATCGTGTGATCTTGCAGCGTATCCACTGAATACGTCAGATTGGTCCCCGTATTACCGGTTTGTGACGACCCCACCCATTGAGAACCGCGATCCCCCTTATTACCAAAAATCATAAACATGTTGTACCCGGCCAAAGAAGCCAAAGCCGCCGAAAACAGGACGTTTGATCCGTGTTTCAGCTTCAACAATTTTGAATTTGCGCTGTTAGCGCACGTCAATCGCGCAGTGACTCGCACAACATCATTCGGGCCCAGCAAACCGCCAGGGATCGTGAGCGCGTACAGGGTGTTTTCAGCAGCATCGGCGGGAGCTGTCACGGGGGTGCTCATCTGACCGATCACGAAAGTCTGCCGGAAAGAAACGGTTTGCACGACCCCCACGCTTGCAGGCACCCCGCCGGCAAGATTGGTGGTGGCCTGCCCGGATGCCACGAGCCCAGTTTCAGTCGCAGCATCCAGGGTGACGATGGCATTACATGCATACGAGCCGTAGGCGGCCAGGAGCCTGATCGTCATGGCAGCCCTCGCTACTGCGCAGCGGCCTGGGCAGCGTCAGCATCCGGCTCAGCACCGTGCTTGATGACCTTCACACCGAGCTCGCTGGTGCAGTAAGCGACTGCCTCGCGGGCATCATCCGCCACACCGGATTGCTTGAGGGACTTGACCAGTGCCCCCGGAATATCCACCACCTGGTTGGGCTTGTATTCGATACCGTCGAGACTGGTATCCGCCAAAATTCGTACGTTCGCCATGATCATGACCTCAAAAAAATGCCCGCGCACGGCGGGCTGGGGATGGGGCGGGGGTGGGATTAGGTCGCAGAGTTCTGGTAATACTTGACCGGGTTGGTGCCGGCATCCAGCAGGCGGCCATCGGCCCGGGCAAACATGAGAAATGCCACCTGCAGGTTGTCGGCATAGCGCTCGGTCAGGCGCAAGAGCGTGATGTCACGCACCTTGCGGATCTTGTACTTCTTGAGGGCCCCGAACAAAAGGGACTTGGCATTCGCGCCCATCTGGGGCATGTCCTGATTGATGGTGACATTGAACCCCATGATCTGATCACCCATGGCGCCGCCCAGGCCATCGTAAGCCGGCAGGTAGATCGGGCGGCCCTGATTGTCTTTGAGCTTACGCACGATCTTGAGGGACTGGTCATGCATCATGAAACCGGCGCTCTGCTGGCGGTATGCGGGATCGACGGAGTGCACCAGATCGACCAGATCTTCAAACACCACCGAGACCGTCTGCCCGGTGGCGCCGACCTTGCCTGCAACCGCATCCAGCATGATGCCTCGGGGCTGGCCGGAGCCGGTGCCGGTGGTGAAATGGGCATTCCAGGCACGACCGATGGAGTCGGACAGGGCATCCACGATGAATTGGGTGCCGAAAGCTGAATCCTGCAGGAACTCGTACGAGACGGGCAGGATCGGGGAGCGGTAAGTCCATGCACCCAGATTCGCAACGCCGAAGGGGGTACTGGAGTCCTGGTTGCCGCTGGCCCCTTCACCAACAATGCTGGCCACGACGTTCGTGTAATTGAACGTGGGCATGGGCAACGTGGCACCGGTGTCGGTCGTCATCATGTCACCTGCACTCAGCATGCCGCCGAAAGCGCGCAGCGCGACGTCAAGTTGATCACGGAAATCCTGAGGAACGGTGTATGCACCCGCGTTGCCTGCGCCCGCAGTAAAAGCACGGGCCTCATTCGAGTTATCCCGACGGCGCATCATGAGACTGCGTTCTTCGGGGTCGAGCTCGGCCATGCCGTTGCGAAGCAACTTGTCGAACACGCGGCGCACTTCCGCTTCTTCGGCGTTCTCGACCTGCTGTTCACCGGTACGGCCAGCGGCACGCAGTGCCGTCGGCTCTACGGGGGCATTCCCCGCCAGATCAGAGAGCTTCTGAGCGCGCTTGATCTTGCTATCGACCTCATCCAGATCCTGGACCATTTGATCCCACTTGGCATCTTCATCAGTAGAAAAGCCGCGATCCTCTTTTTCGGCCAGGGCGTGCAGAGCTTGCATGTCGGCGGCAATCTTGGCGCGCTTTTCCTTGAGTTCTTTGATAGTCATGTGCATTTCTCCCAAACAGGGTGAGCGAAGGGGTTGCCCGAGCAACCACAGAAAAGAAAAAGGCCCGCGTTTGCGGGCCTGGATGGGGCGGTGTAGGGAAGCGCGTTATGCGCCGATACTGCTGAGCTTCATCAGCCGCTTTCGGGCATCAGCAGCGCGCTTTGCGCGGCTGGCTGCATCGGGGTGGTCTTTGCGCCAGTCCGTGAGCCGGCGCAACGCGATGGATGCATCGGGGTAGGCCGGGATAGAGACCGGGCTGACGTCATACAGCCGAGCGATTTTGTTGATAGTGCGAATGGTGCCCCCCGTGTCGGGGTCTTCATCCCAGCTATCGCCATTGGGCGCAATTTTGAATGCAAACGAGCTCTGATCGACATCGCCCCGCTCCATGCTGGCCGCGAGGTCGCGGGCAGTCTGGGTGTCGGGCAGATCACACTCGTAAGCGAGCCCTTTTTGATCGGCGCTGATGCGCAGGGTGCCGGAGGCGGTACGGCCCAGGATGAGGTGCTCTTCGTGATTGAAGAAGCAGCGCACGTCGTCCTGGAGCACGGCATCGAATGCCCCGGGCGCGATCTGCTCCCGGAAATACCCCAGGTTATCGGAGAGGGTGTTGAACAGCGCGGCATACCCCCGGATAGTGATGACAGCCGGCGCATCCCCTTCTGGGGCAGCGGCTTTGCGCACTTCAATTTTCCCGCCCGCCGTGTGGCGGCGCTCGATGTCAGACATCAGTCGGCTCCGGTGCTGGCCGTGCAGACGTCTGCACGGTTTTTTTGTTGTCGAGAACTTCGCCGGCACGCTCTGCCGGCACCATATTCAGGGGGGACAAGTACGTGTCCCCCCCGGGGACGCGGTTCATGCCTTCGGCTTCTCGCACGTCGTTTGCGGACAGCCAGCCCCACTGCCGGCCAATCGCGTACGCGTCGTAACGGCTCTTGAGGTCGCCCCGCAACAGGCCTGCCAGGTTGAACTTGACAAAGAATTTTCGCTTGAACTGAGGCCTCAGGAAGAACAGCTTCCGATTGATTTCCTGCTCCCAGCGCGTCACCCACGGCAGCATCGTATGCTGCACAAATTCAATGTTTTGCTGCTCGATGTTGCTGAACGTGGCCCGATCCAGATCACCGATCATGTGGGGCGGAACGCGGTAAATCCGGGCGACCTCACCCAGTTGAAACCGCCGGGTTTCGATGTATTGGGCATCGGCGAGGGGCATCGAGAGCGGGGTGAATTTCATGCCCTCTTCAAGTACGGCGACCTTGCCCGCGTTGGCTTTTCCGGCATAGACGTCCTGCCAGGAATTGCGCAGCCGACTGGCGGCGTCGGCGGTCACTTTGCCAGGGTGCTCCAGGACACCCGATAACCGGGTGCCGTTTTTGAAAAAACTGCCGCCGAATTCATCGGCAGACAGCGACAAATTGACGGTGGCGCGGTGTAATGCGATGGGCGACAGGCCCGCAATGCCGTTATAGCCAGGCCCCGGGACATGCAGAATTTCATGATCCTCGAAGACTTCTCCCGCAATGCGGTAGATTTTCCGGATCTGCCCGTTGGCCTTCACTAGCTCGGGATCACACTCCCAGGACGGGATGGGATAGAAACCGATGGCCCGCTTGGTGATGGAATCCCGCTGAATCTCTGCATAGCAATTGCCCCAGAGCCCCGCCTGCATCTGCATCTGTTCGCGCCAAATCTGGCTGGTCTGATAGCTGTTGGGCTCGTCATGCAGCATTGCATATTCGGGGGAGTCATCAGCCAGCTCTGTCTCCCCCCTGGAGTTGATGCAGTACAGATGCAGAGGCAGGGAGGCCAGAGACTCAGCCAGCAGCGTGACGCATGCATAGACGGCAGTCGTCTGGATTGCTCG